AACATCTACCAATCCAGCCGAACCCGCTGTATGTCCCATAACTTGACTTACAAGAGTACCTGCCATACTGTCTGGAAGACCTGAAGCCTTAACAGCTAAAGAGGGGAATATTTTTCTCCAATCAGACGGACCTTTTATAGACCTACCAAATGTATCTTTAAATTCTTGATCTAATATGTACCTTATCTTTTTTGTTTCTAAATTGCTTGCTAAAACTTTTTTTCCGTCTACTTCTACATATCTTGGAGAAAAAGCAGTTCTAACTTCATCAAGAGTAACGGAGAAAATTTTAAAATTGTCATATTCTTTTCTTAATTTAGGATCGTTAATAAGTTCTGCTACAGTTTGACCTTTTGAAATAGTACGGCCCTCTTCGTCAAGAGTAGAACCTGTAAAAGTTCCATACTGTTCTATAAATCTTGCATCTGCTCTTTCTTTAGCAGCACGTAGAATAGCACTTCCTAAATCGCCTATTTCAGACTTAGCTCTTGTTTTAGTAGCTCTGCCATATTCTGTAATTGTAAAGATATCTCCAGCCTTTACGTCAGCATTAGTTAGATTTATTGTTTCTCCTATTCTTTCTAATGTCATTGCGTTAAGACTTAGTATCGCTCTAATATCTTGAGTTTTAGCAACGTTTATAGGGCCAGGAACAAGTTTTCCTGTTTCATCTTTTGAGTATTTAAAATATTGTAATTCGTTTATACTGTCTACAATACGAGGTATTATATTTTCTGGCTCTGGAATTTCATCAAATGCATCAGAGAATCTACCTTGAAAAGCAATGGTTCTTGTTTTAGGTTTTCTTGTTTCAGAATCTTTTCCTGTTTGTAATGCTGTGCTTGAACCTTTATACTCTGTACCTTTTTCAGCGTTAGCGTCAAAATCTCTAACATCAAAACTTCTGGCAATGCCTTTAGCACCAGTGATGCGTAACCCCTCACCAACAGTAAAAGGATATGTTAGTCCTTTAAATTCGCTTCTGTTAGAACTTTTAACATTTGTAAAAAATTTTTGAGCGTTGTCTTCAACACCCATGAAACCACCGCTATTAAAAAATGGAGCCTTTATTAAAGGGTGTTCCATTAACTCAAATACGCTATCTCTAGTAGCGAGATCAGAAAAAGGTGTATCTAGCGATTTTCCCATACCCTCGAATAGGTCAGTGGCTCTATTGACATACTTATCCCCAGCGCGTTCAGCCGCTGTTAAAAATTCTCTAATGGTCGCATCACCAGAAGATAATCTTTTAGCAAGATCAACATCGTTAATCTCTACAGGTTTAAATTTTCTTGTTTTTGAAGGTTTTTGTTCTTCTTTAGCAGGAAAACTATAAGACGGGGACGGTCTGTTATCATCTGCTGGTACAGAAGATTCAGGCGGCATTGTAAATAGACCTTTTGGTCCCTTGCCAATGCTTCTTTTTACTTCAGCAAGAGAAACCCTTCTATCGGGTATAAAGGAGGAAGATTTTTTATCGTCTGCCATCAGTAACCAAATACACTATCTGCGGGTTGAAACGAATCTTTCTTAATCTGATTAAATATGCTGTTCTGTGGTAAGCCTGTGGGCCGTGTCATACACATATACCTCAGAGCATCGTAAGCGTGGTCATCTGCCTTCGTATCTACATCTTCACTGTTAGTCTTAGACAAGGGTATAGTAGGTAGAGTCCGTATGAGGTTGGTACACGTTGAGAATATCTTTAGTTTTGGTTCGTCTGTTCTCTCGTCTACTGCTAACCGTCGATGTAGTTCTATCTTTCCTGGTATTCTATTCTTATCTGCTGGAACCCAGCGTGTTCCGTTACGTATCATAGTCTCAGCTATGCTTGGCCCTGTGCCGTGCTTTGACCAACAAGCTCCATCTAACACAGAAATCTGCATGAGGGGATCATGTTCCTCTAACGCGTTGATTATTCGTGCCAGTGTCTCTCCTGTGTAGCCTTTGTCGTACAGTTCTCTGTAAACCCAGATGTTTCCATCCCAATCTACAGCACCCCACAGTACGCAGCTAGGACTGCTATAGCCATAGTCGGCTGCTCGTAGTCTAGGCCAGTTATATGGAACCTCAAACGGTTCAACAACGTGTTTTGACCTGTCAAACTCTGAGAAAGCAGCCCCATCTGCAACATCCCAGTCTCCTTCTAGCAGTCTTCTACGCTCTACTTCAGGAAGAGACAGCAACATTGCTTCGTATTCGCCGCTCTCCATCAAAAACGGGTTATCTGTTAGTCTCGCAGGTATAAACCGTCTCTGATATAGTGGTTTATCTGCATGTGTCGGGTGATTTGGCCCGTAACGTAGAATATTACCACTATCTATGTCTGTAGCCCAGAATGGGTCATTGGGGACCGCTGGGTCTACGAACATTTTCTTTAACCACCACCCGCCTACACCTCCAGGGTTGGCAGAAGCTCTCATATACGTCTGTATCTCTGGGTCTGTGGTACGTAAACGAGAGCGAAGGTAGTTCCAAACGTATGGTGTAGGGTATTGACCCAGTTCATCTACACCAATCCACGTAAAACTCTGTCCTTGGTAGCGTGTAACGTCATTATCCTTGTCAACATAACTAAAAAGAGCCGTAGCACCGCTAGGAAAGGACCATGTATTCTTAGATTCTCTAAAAACTGCCCCTGGAAACGCCTTTGGATACAGTTTCCGTGATTGATCTATTAGCTCTGTTAGCTCTGACAGTGTCCGTCTTAGTAATAACGCTCTGTGGTTGCTGTTTGAGGCGTAACGTAAGAGGTCCACCAGCATTGCAAAGGACTTACCGCCACCTGCAGCCCCACCATATAGCACTTCTTTCTCTGGTGCGGCTAGAAAGTCAACTTGTGGCCCTTTGTTGGGCCTAAAAACAACCTCTGTGTTCTCCTGAATTGACTCTCGTATGTCTTTGGGCAGTGATTCTATAAATTCTTTTGTTGTTGCACCGCCAGAACTAGCTATTTTCTGCCCATTTTCCTGCTTAGTCTTGGTTTGTTGTAGTTTTGCTACCTTTTTTTCTAGGGCTTCTTGCTGTTTCTTGGCATCTCGTAGCTGACGCTGTGCTTCTTGCTTCTTTTTGCGTACACGGGATACGTTATAACGGCCCTTTTCTCCTGGCTTTAGCTTGGGTCTTGCCATTATTTCTTATTTTTCTTCACACTCTTCAGATACTTTGCAACACGTTTAGCCTGACTAGCGTGCATACGGCTGGCTTTACGTAGTTCAGCGGGAACACTCTTAATTCCCTTCTTAACTGCTTTATTTTTTCTTTTTACTGCCATACTACGCACTCGAATACCTTGGTTTTCTGATGGGACCGCCAGAATACGCCTTCTTTACGATTGTTTTAACGTTTGTTGGTTTACCGCCCACGCCCTGTGCCTTGGCTCTCTTACGTTTTACTGCACTTTTAATCTGTCCCTTGGTCATAGATGCAGCCTTAGACCGTGGCACACACTTAGGGTAGGCTCGTTTACTCTTACTAGCAGACTTACGCCCACATGGTTGATACTTGCCCTTCTTCTTGGGTGCGCCTATGTCAACCCAATCACCTTTCGGACCTTTACCAAACCACTCCTTTAGGCTCATGCGTAGGTTCCACCACGCTTCTTGTAGGTTCTAACAAGCCAAGCGTTTGCATACGCACTGGGGTATACTTTAAACTTACGCTTTGCCTCTGCCTTGACCCGTGAGTATAGAGCTTTGTTCTTGGGTGTGGGAGACTTAGACTTCTTAGCTTTTGCCTTTCTAGCCATCTTATTTCTTCTTTTTCGTCATGACCCTACGTTTAGCAATGGCACCACCCTTGGACATATACTTCGTACGCTTCTTGGCTACGCCGCCCTTGGACATATACTTGCTTTTCTTCTTACCAGCTACGGCTCCACCACGCGCCATGCCCTTGCTTTTCTTCTTAGGCACAGTGCCGCCCTTTGCCATATACTTACTTTTCTTTTTTCCCGCCATTTTTAGTATCCTCAGAATAAAGATTATTAAACGTAATATTTGGATTCATATAACTGTTGTCTATCTCTGCCGAATGTATGTATTGACTTGGTGCAAAGTCAGGTGCGCCTTCGCCAGTGACCCACAATGCAGGATTTGTAACTCGTACTCGGTTGTTAGGAAGTGCTATAATGTTGCCTGTGAACGGTCCAGCATCTATTAGTTCTAACACATGAGATTGTTTGTGCTGTGCTGGGTCGTCAGATATGTAGCTGTCGGTGTAGTCCACCGTAAACATATATCTTCCTGTATAAAACTCTCCGTCTATCTTACACAGCCAAGGACTAGATGACACTCTGTCCATAACAATAATAGCGTGATTTCTAGAAGAGCAGTCCCAAGGCTGGGCTAAGTGTGTGGGCATCAACTCAGGCCACTCATCTAACACGGTATCTGCCACCATTGCAGTGATTGGCATTCTGGCCCACATTGCGCCACCGTGTACGTTCTCTTCTTCGTCACAACCTGTAAACACAACGTTAAAACTTAAACACCTATCTGGTATTGTGTTTACGGCTATTGCTAGTGCGTGTAAGTATTCTCCTTGATATTCTTGGTGGTTGTTTGTAAATTCTTTTCGTACCCAACATTTAAAATGTGGGATGTTAGAAGCGAGGTATGTCAAATTTAGTCATCCATAAACTTTGCTTTACGTACGCCACCACCATGAGCATATTGTTTTACATAGCCGCCACTATACCTGTTAGGACCGACTAATTTATCTTCTGCCATACGTTCTTTACGAAAACGTCCTTTTTCTAATTCTTGTGCTAGTTCTCCAACGGTAAGCTCGTTAGCATTTTTAGGCACAGGAATATTTTCTTCTTCCATCATACCAATAATTGCTGCTTTCTGACTAACGGGGTCTTCAGGTCTTGGTTCTGTCCTGTCAGCTTCTAGTGATTTTGCTTCATTTGACATTACTCTGCTTCCTGTTCGATTATAATCTCTTTAGGTTTATCTTTAGAAGGTAGCATGACAATACCGTGCATGACCTGTCCTTCTACTTCTAACTGTTGTTTCTTGCCAAGGCCAACTCTGTCTAGAACGGACTCTGCAGTTTTAAGGCGCATGTCCATCTGGTTTAACGGAACAGTTCCGTCTGCGTCTAGTCCCTCTATAATACGACTAGCAGCCTTGACAGAGTTTGTTGCAAGCATACTACGAGTACGCTCTATGATCTCGTCACGCAGTGATCTTGTTAACCAAGACCTGGATTGTTCTTTGTATCCAGCAGCAGCAACGGCGTTCTTGACATGACCACCATTAGAAAGTAGCTCGTCAAGAAACTTCTCTTGCTTTTCTGTTAACTTTCGTTTTGTTGTGGCTGGCAAGCTCATGTCTAATTCTTTTTATCTTTTCTTGTTGTTTTATGTCGTGCTTAAATGTAGGAGTGTGAATGTCTTTTGTTATAGCGTATAGTACTTGCTCTATTTTTTGCCACAAACAGAAACGAAATCTCCCTGTTTGTTTTATAAGGTAACACCCATATATAATTAAAGTATAGAATTTGCGCGAACAGCAGTGTACGTCTTTGTATGTTACTGGAGTTTCGTCTTACGAACTGCGATCTCGACAATAACAAAATAAAGAAAAACTACACCGCCGTCCGCGCAAAACACTAAAATGTTAGTGGATAATATTTCCAGTATCTAGCATAATAATATACATGATTATACTTGGTTAGATATGAACTTTTCCACTATACATTACATTATAGCGTCATATACGGGTTTGTCAAGAAAAAAATGCTTGACAGATTGCTGTGGAGTGTTATAATGGTGGTAACACCTGCGGGCGGTGTAGACCTATGTATATAGTACTATATTGTTATTGTCAACAAATAGGTTAACAAAGGTTAATATTGTTAAAAAAAATAAAAAATATAGCGGCAGTGTATATACTTATACGGGGGGGAGTAGTGGCCCATGCGTGCGCGTAAGCCCAAAATCCCGCACACTCCTTCGGCGATGTCGGATAAAACAATATAGCTACGTGAGGGGAAAAAGGTTTTTGTTGTGCGCCGTGCAGAGTAGTTCCGCCGT